TTTCATTCTTGATACTAATACGCTTAACAAGCTTACCTGACATTTCTGCCCATAACCTCATAGCAGATACGTTACCTAGCTTAGCTTCTCTAAACGCGGCATCCATAACCTGCGTCATCTTAAAACCTGATGTACTCATATACTTAGTATACACAGCTTCATTAAAACCTGCATCATTCTTCCAGGTCTTAAGCGTAGTAATTCCAATACCACAAGCATCTGCAACTGCCGCCAAAGACGCATTAGGTTCTTCAGCCAACATTTGCATAGCTCTATCTTTAACTTCTTTTTTAATTAATTTAGGCATAGTCAAATATAGAATTTTTTTTGACAAAATTACAACTTGTTTTAAGGACTTGACTCATTTTGACATATTTGTGAGTTTTGGTATCTCTCCAATACCTTTTTTGCCTATACGCCCCTATGCACGAAATGCACGATCCTGGAGTAAATACTCACTTACTTAGCAAGTAAACACTTACTTACCATAAATTGAGTTACCTGGATCACTTAAAGTGATACTTTAACCATACAAATTAAAAAAATAGACAAATTACTTGCAATTATAAGTGGAGCGATCGTACTAAATAAACACATTTTAAAAAGTAAATAAAGACATTTAAAAAGATATATTAAAAGATATTTAAAACGCTTAAAAAGCTATTTAAAATGAATTATTATTGTTTATTGTGTTATATATAAGAAGTTGCATTAATGCCGTCGCATTTTAGCTATTTATTAAACTTTTTTCACGTCATAAAAATAAAAAAATAAAGTTTTATTTAAAAAAAAGTTGCTTTATATATATATTTATTATTTAACTTATGTATATAATAAAAATAACAATAAATGAAAGGACTTAAAACAATGACTATTAAAGAACAAATAAAACAAGACATATTACAAAAAGGTTATTTTAATAACAAATTAACTGACTTTGGATTCAATTTGTGGAGGCATTTCATATATGGTGATTTTTCAGAAAAAGATTATTTAAAAAGTTTAGAAATGCAAAAAGAAACAAATAAAAAGAAATTAATTCAATTTGTAATATTTAATTATGTTTCAATTATAGCCGAGCAATATAATTGTTCTTATGGTTATGCACAAAAAACTTTAGTTTCTCTTTTTGGCATTCAGTCATTAAACACTATTAATGATGAATTAATTGATGAATTAATGCAATTAGGTAAATAAAGAAAGGATTAAATCAATGAATAAAAAAGAATTAGAAATGTTTATTTTATCGGATAAATACAACTTATTACAAGATAAAGAAAGTTTAATTATATACACATTAAAAAAGTATTATTACAAGCTTAAAAACATATTTAGAAAGGCATAAAATGAAACACTTAATAATTAAAACACTATTAACAATATTTTTCTTAATTGCTTTGAGTGGTTCAGAACATTTAATAGTTTATCCTATTGCGATAATATGTTTTGGCATCGCTTACAAGCTTGACACTAACAAAAGATATTTCTTATAAATTGAAAGGATAATTTTAAAATGAATAAAACAAAATTAAATAATTTAATCAATGAAGGATATAAAGCAAAATTGATATTAAAAGCTAATAAAAAGTTTACTAATATGAATTTACAAGCAATATTACAAAAACAAGATTGTAATATTATATATCCAATTTATTACAATCATATAAAAACATTACTAAATAAAAATCAAATTGACTTTATTAATAATTATAATTTAGCTAAAAATTTAAAATTTAATGATTTAGTTGATCTTAACATCAAATCAAAAAACTTTACAATTAATAAGCAAGAAATGCAATTATTGACTATGTATAAAGCAATAAAAAACAAAGAATATTTAGAACAAAATTAATTATAAAATAGAAAGGATAACTTATAATGGAGATTCAAAGAATAGAAATAATGTGCAGTAACACAAATTCTAAATGTAAAAAATGTGAAAATAAAAGTAATTATCATATTTTAGATTGGAAACATTCCGAAGATAATTATAATACATCTCAATTTTTTAATAATGATATTTATTATAATTTATGCAATATTTGTATTAAGAAATTAGAAAATCAATTAATAAAACTTTAATTATAAATAAAAAGGATAATTTTTAAAATGAAAAACATAATGACAAAAGCACTTAAAAAAATAGGCAAAAATAAATTCAGATATTCAGAATTTCAAAATATTATTTGGCAAATTAATAACAATAAAGGCAAAGCACCAAGAGGTTATTATTGCACAAATATAACTGAAATGAAACGATTAGGAATTATAAAACAAGATAATAATAAAAAATATTACATAACCAAAAGAGGTTTTAAAAACATTGAAACACCTTATAAAAAAGGCTATGATTTTTTTATTGAACAAAATAAAAAACTATCTAAAACATTAAACAAAACATTTCATGAACTAAATAGAATTAAATATTCACAATTAAATGATGTTAATGACAAACAATGTATAGATGCTATTGAATACCTATTTGAGCAAGGTTTTGTTGATGAAATGACAACAGATAAAAGATATTATACAAATATATTATTAAATAAAGTTGCTAATGTTTTAGGCATAAAATTAGTTAGATAACATATTTTAACAATTATAAATAGAAAGGATAATTAAAAATGAATTATACAGAATTTACAAAAGAATGTTTCAAGCATTCAAAATTGTACAATAATGATCAAGTATGCAAAGAACTTGAATTGTTAGGACTTTATGACTCATCATATAAAAATGATACTTGTCCAAGTTTTACTTTAGAAATAGATGATGATAAACACATTCAATTATTTTTAGCTAATAGTGAAAATGACAACATAGATAATGAAGAGTTTAATTCAAGTGTATTGTCTTATAATGATGATGAAAATAATATATATGAATATATATTTGAATCTGAAGATATTTGGATCATTTGGAGTGTTATAAAATCAAACTTTAAATATAAAGCACCAACAAAAGAAACTTCTTTATAAATAGAAAGGAAAAAAATGTTAGATGAAATTAAAAGACTATTAAACGACTACCTTGATGAGGTTAAAAACGATGATAAACCTATTAACCTTAAAGAACAACACATAAACGAAGGTATTGTTGAAGGTATAGAGTATAGTATAAAAACTATAGATGTCGTTGCAAATCAGTATAAAGAAATACCCATTTTTAAAGGTACACTTAAACAATTAGATGAATTATAAAAACACTTAATAATTTTTAGAAAGGATAAACAATGAATAAACAAAATACATATAAAAAACTTAAAAAAGAATTTGAGGCGGCACTAACCGATTCCAGGGTTTGGAATGACGGAGCAATGTTGTTAAATGACGTGGCAATATTCGACATATTAGAAAATGTATTTGAGGAGGAAAAATGAAAGAAGCATTGTGCGACACTTGTTACGAATCAAAAGCAAGTATATCGGAAGGAACAGAGTTGTTTTGTTCAACTTGCTATGTTAAAAAACTAAAAGATGAAGGAGATTATGATGAAAATGACTTTTGGTACTAAATCAGATGAGATGACTGATATGGACTTAATATTATGTGAATATCAAACTAAATTTTACGAATTACTAAAAATATGTTTAGATATAGATCATAATTCTAATCCATCATATATCAAATCACAGATAGATCAATTTAAAGAAAAATGGTATATTGATGAATTATAAAATTGATAAATATTTTACTTTTATACTTATAATTATTATTATAATTTTAATAACTAATTTAAGTATGTTAGTATTGATTTACGATATAATGGACAAGATATATTTCATATTTAGAACTATAAAATAAGAAAGGATAAACAATGACAATCAGAAAACATATATTGAATTACCTTTACCAGGTTAAAGAAAGTATTGGAGAAAAGACCTTTAGAACGTCTGATATACAAGACTTAAGCTTTGAAGGTTTACAGAGGTTTGGAAAAAGACTAGGTAGTAGTAGTAGCTATGAACGTGAGTTTCGTAGTATGCGACAAGATAGTATAATTAAAGTTAAAGAAGCTGCAAGGTTGCCTCGCCAAAGACAAGCATCTTGGATATTAACAGACATAATATAGAAAGGAATAAAATGGATAAAAAATATTTACTGCAAGTTGATTCTGATTTATGGACTAAACTAAAAGTTAAAACTGCAAAAGATAATATTACTATCAAACAAAAATTGATAGATTTGATAAAAAACTATGCAAGTTAGAATTATAAATAAGGATATTATTTTGAAAAGAAAAAGAGCCTAATGAAAGGCTCTTGTTCTTCGATAAACAATGAAAGGAATTAACATTAAAACTACCATACAAATATAGATGTATTTGTAGGTAACTTACAAATGAAAGGAAATAAATGACAAATTACTTAAACGAAATAGCAACTGCATTAATGGAGGCTCAAAAAGAGTTAGTAAATGGAGTTGTAAAAAATTCAAAGAATCCACATTTTGGTTCAGACTATGCAGACTTGAAAGCAGTTTTAGAAACAAGTCTTGAAATACTGCCTAAATATGGCTTATCAGTTACACAAGGATCAGAATGGCGAGATGGTGTCTTCCTGGTTACTTGTAAATTAATGCACACATCAGGTCAAATGTTATCATCAGAAATAATGATGCCTGTCAAAGATAGGAAAGGTAACGTAACACCTCATACAGTTGGACAAGCTATGACATATGGTAGAAGATATTTACTAACTGCGATGCTTGGACTTGGACAAAAAGATGATGATGGTAATGAAATGTCTATACCAAAAGATGATTTACCTTTGAATAAATCAGGTAAGAGTTATAGTAAAAAGAAAATACAATTCGATATAAACGAATTATAAATTAAAGGAGTAATTATGGAGTATGATAATACAAACAAAGGTGTTTTATTTGTAAATGATGGTAAAGATACAAATAATCCAGACGATAAAAAACCTGATATGACAGGTAAGCTAAATGTAGATGGAGCAGAGTTTCGAATCGCAGCTTGGAAAAAAGTTGCTACAAATAGTGGTAAAGCTTTCTTATCACTCAGTATAAATTTAGCTGATAATTTAAAGTCTGAAGATGATGGAATGCCATTCTAATGGCTAAACGATTCACAGATACTCAAAAATGGAACAAGTCTTGGTTTATGGACTTAGAGCCTAAAGATAAGCTTTTGTGGATATATATGACCGATTCTTGCGATCATGCAGGTGTTTGGGAAGTAAATTGGAAGCTGACCTCGTTTATGGTTGGCTTCCAGGTTACAAAACTACCAAAAAGCTTTGAAAAGCAAATTATAAAAATAAGTGATAAAAAATATTGGTTAAGTGATTTTTGTGAATTTCAATATGGAACTTTAAATCCTAATGTTAATGCACATAAGTCTGTTATAGGTATTTTAACTAAACATAATATTATAAATTCAACACTTAATCAACACTTAAACAACTCTTCATTAGGAGTTAAAGATAAAGATAAGGATAAAGTTAAAGTTAAAAAGGATGTTAGGTTTAAAAGTCCAAGCTTAGATGAAATTATAAATTACTTTAAAAAAATGAAATATCCTGACTTTAAGAACCAAGCAGAAAAGTTTTATTACTTTTACGAGTCTAAAGGTTGGATGGTAGGTAAGAATAAGATGAGGAATTGGCATATGGCGGCAGGAAACTGGAATAAAAATAATATGGAAAATAATAAAAATAATATTGTAGATTTGAGTGATGAGAAAATGCAGAAAGAAAGACGACAATTTCGTAAACAACAACAAAAATATGAAGAACGATCTGCATCTCCAGAAGAAATTAGAGAAATTATGTCCAAAGTTTCCAAACGGATGGTGGGTAAATGATTACTTTCAAGACTTGTATCCATCTAGGCATGAAACTCATCGAAAGCATGAACGCCAACAAGAGCCTTCAGTCGATAAAAAGCTTAGATACTGTACAAAATGTAAAAAAGTATGGGAAATACCACCTATGTTCATGAATTTAAACAAGGAATTGATGTATTACGATATTACATCATTAGGAAAAACAAAAAAAATATGTAAAAAATGCAAGGAAAACAATGAGTGAATTAATATTATGGAATAAAATGAAAAACGCAGTAATAGAGTGTCATTCTGTAGATGAGATAAAACAACTGCGAGATAAAGCTGAGGCTTATAGGTATGCCTTAAAACAAGCTAAAGAGTCGCCAGAAGTTATAAGAAAGGCAGAAGAAATTAAACTTCGTGCCGAAAGAAGAGCAGGAGAACTGTTAAAAGAAACGCCTAAAGCAAAAGGTGGGAATCCTAACCCCTCACAGCCTGTTAGGGGTTGTGAAACACTTAGTGATATGGGTATTACTTATAATCAATCGTCAAAGTGGCAAAAAATAGCAAACATACCTGAAGAAAAGTTTGAAAATTATTTAGAGGTTGAAAAAGAGCTATCTACTAGTGGAGCAATAAGAGTAGCAAGGCAGATAGAAAGGCAAGAAAAAATAGAAGAAATTAAAAAATCTAATCCTCAAAAGGTTGAAGGTATTTATCAAGTTATATATGCTGATCCACCATGGAAATATAATGATCAACAAAATACAGAAAAATTAGGTGGTGCAGAAAAACATTATCCTACGATGTCAATAGATGAACTTTGTGAATTAGATATAGGTGAAATAGCAGATAAAAATTCTATTTTATTTTTATGGACTACATCACCACTTCTTGAAGATACCTTTTTAGTCATTAATGCTTGGGGATTTAATTACAAATCTTCATTTGTATGGGATAAAGTAAAACATAATATGGGGCATTACAACTCAGTAAGACATGAATTTTTATTAATTTGTACTAGAGGTAGCTATACGCCTCAAAATATTAAACTTTTTGATAGTGTACAAAGTATTGAAAAAACAAATAAACATAGTGAAAAACCTGAAGAATTTAGAGAAATAATAAATACCTTATATCCTTATAGTAATAAAATTGAACTTTTTGGAAGAAAAAAAGTAGACGATTGGGATGTTTGGGGTAATCAAGTATGACATTATATTATGAAAAAATGATGGAAAAAGGAGATAAATATGCTACATTTATCCAAGAATTATATCAATCTAAAGGTATAAATATGTTTTTTTACCAAACTAAAACATTTCAATTTGAAGTTGGAGAAAATAATTTAAACATTGAAATTAAATTAGATTGTAATTATAAAAAAACAGGAAATTTATATATTGAAACTCATGAAAAAACAAATGAAAATATTAAAAATTGGACTAAAAGTGGCATATATAGAAAAGATAAATCTGAAGAATATTTAATTGGAGATTATGATAATTATTGGAAATTTCCAATCCGTACTTTAAAAACTCTACATAAAAAAAATAAATATAAAAATACAGAAACAAAAACAAGTAAAGGTTATCTTTTGCCTATTAATGTTGCAGATAATATTGCAGTTAAATGGAGTAAAAAAGATGATCTATTATTTAGGCAAACTTGATAGTAAATGCGATATGTGTAGTAAATATGGAACACATATGTATAAAGATGATAAAAGTTTAATGAAAGCCATGTTTAAAGAGGTAGAATGGGAAGAACAAATAATTTGTGAGAGTTGTGCTAAGAGAGAAAGTGGTAAGAAACTCTGGGAGAGAACGAAAAGAAAATGAGTCAGGTTTGAATGTGGCTTGGCTCATTTTCGAAATTTACTGGCTGGAAGTTGCAGGATAAAAACTCCAAACATAACAAAGCGGACTGTTCGTCAGTCATTGGTAACTACTTGATAGTGCGGAAGTGTATAGAACTATATTGAGGAGTCAAATCCATATGTATATGTTGCCTTCCGCATCAGTCCGTATAAAGTAGAGGAAATAATGAAAGAAAAAAACCATGTCGTAATAGAAACATACGAAAAGATGATAAAACATTATGAAAAGAATTTAGGCAAGATAACTGATTATAATGTAGAAATTACAAGAGATATGATAGACATTTTGAAAACAAGGCTTTTACACCTAAGAGTTAGGAGAATACCATGTTCACTCTAAGTATAATAAAAAAGTTCCTTATATGGGCAAATTTAGGCTTATATCACAAAAGTAAACCATTACATCAACTAGAAGTGCAAAATGATTCGCCACATTATAAAATAAATAATTTAAGTGATGGTGAATTGAACGATGTAATAATGAAGTTTAACAAAACATTAGGAGAATCAAATGCCGAACAAATCCAAAGAGAAGGGTAATAGATTTGAAAGACAACTTGTTATGTTGTTTGAGTCATTTAAATTTAAGGCTGTCCGAGCTTGGGGAAGTAATGGTAAGTCATTAGGACTACCTGAAGAAGTAGATTTGCTTGTTGAAGGTCAAACTAAAGTCCAGGCAAAATGCAGAAAGCAAATACCAAAATTTTTAGGTATGACAGATAATGTAGATATGGTAGCGTTTAAAGAGGATCGTGGAGAAACGTATTTAATGATGAGAGCAGTTGATTATTTAAAAGAAAAAAAAGAATTACACGATAAGATATACGAATTAAGCAAGTGAAGTTATTAGACTTGTTTAGTGGTATTGGTGGCTTTCATTTAGGACTTGAACAGTCAGGCTTTGAGTTTGATTGGATAGGATATAGTGAGATAGATAAATATGCCTCCAAGCAATATAAAAGGAGATTTTCAAATGCAACAGAACTCGGAGATGTTACAACTATTCAACCAAAAGACTTGCCAAGCGACATTACAATCCTTTGTGGAGGATTTCCATGCCAAGCGTTTTCGATTGCTGGAAAAAGGCAAGGATTCAATGACACAAGAGGAACATTATTTTTTGAAATTGCACGGATTCTCAGATATTTCAAAGAAACTGGCAAACCAATCTCATACTTTATACTCGAAAATGTTAAAGGCTTACTTAACCACGACAATGGACAAACATTTGCTACAATATACAAAGTTCTTACCGAAATTGGTTATACCATTGAATGCCAACTACTTAATACTAAGTGGTTTTTACCTCAAAATAGAGAGCGAATATACATTGTCGGATATATTGGAGAAGGAAGTAGATCAAAAATATTTCCTATCAGAGAAAGCGATAGAGTATTTGAACAGAGCAGAAAAAAGGAGAGGCAAAGGAGTAGCGAATATTGTTCAACAATAACATCAAATTTACATAAAGGCGTTCATGCTATGGGTGAAACTTATATAAAGGTTGCTGACTTCAGAAATGATGAAGGTTTGAGGATAAGAAAAGATGGTAATAGTCCTTGTTTGTCTACTCGTAAGCACTCTAAAACTGATATATCTACTATGCCACCACTTATAATAGATAAAAATATAAGAAGATTAACTCCAACAGAAGCAGAGAGATTGCAAGGCTTTCCTGATGGATGGACAGACGGTCAGTCTGACACTCAAAGATATAAACAATTAGGCAACGCAGTAAGTGTACCTGTTGTAAAAGTAATAGGCGAAAAAATATGGCGATTGACACAAAAGAATACCTAAAGTATATTAAATCACAACATTGTCTGATATGTGGCGGCACACCTGTTGATCCTGATCACCTAGAAGCTATAGGTATGGGTAATAATAGAAACAAACAAACACCTAAAGATTTCAGTTGTATACCTCTATGTAGAGAACATCACCAGGATAGGCATGGTATGGGCATTAAACGATTTAACGAGCATTATCGAATAGATGTATGGAAAGAAGCATTTAAATTACTAAGGAGATATTTTATATCTTGACTTATATTAGTTATATGTATTATATTAATAATATAAATAATAGAGGAATTATAAAGTGAAAGTTATACCATTAGACAATATGCCATATCAACAAAAACAAGAATATGATGAACTTAAAGAACTTGCATTTGAATTACAGTCTAAGATAAATGATTACAAAAGCAATTATAATATTTGTTGTTATGATGAATTTATTGAATATTTAAAAGATTGCCAAGAAGTAAATGATTTGTATGATTGAGATTAGAGTATTTGGCAAGGTTAAGAATGGTAAGCTTACTTTGAATAATAAAGACGACTTTCAAAACGACTTGTATAAGCTACATGGAGATGTCGTCTTAACTGTAAAAGAACTGCCAAAGAAAAAGACTAGCAAACAAAATAACTACTATAGAGGCGTAATAGTAAGGCTCTTAGCACAACATCTAGGTTATTCTGATAATAAGATGCACGAAGTATTAAAGTTTAAGTTTGATGTGCAGTCTACTAGTAAATTATCACAAGATGAGTTTCAGGACTATCTTGATAGAATTATTAGATGGTCGGCTCAATTCTTAGACTTTCCTCTACCTGATCCTACCAGACTTCAAGAATTTTAAGACTTACATTATAAGTGTTGTGAGCTACCTGCTTAAACGATATTGAGTCTTGATCCAATACGCATATAGCAAAACCATCAGGACTAAAGTCGGTTTTATCTGGTTGAAATATAAACCTTAAACTACCACCTAAAGTTTTCTGCATAAATTGAGTAAAAAAACTTGTGTCTTGCCTGAAGGCAAAATCAAATCCATCTTCAGTTGAACCACTTGCAAATTGATCGTATGTATTTGATAAAACATTTAAATCTGACAATATATCGTTATCTAATGTTTCAATATCAGCCATCAAATCTGATGATGCTATGTAGGAAAATTTTAAATCCCATCTTCTTCTACCTGCTCTTCTTTTTTGTACTTTTCTTGGTGTATTTGTATATGTACCCCAAGGCTCAGAATCTCCCCAAGTAGGTGGTTGAGTATAGTTATAGTTTGTTAAAAGATAACCTCCTTTAGTAAACTGTTTGGTTGAGCCGCCATACTCTCTAGTAAGAGTTAGATCCAAGTCAGGTGAATGAGGCATATCATAATAATATCCTGCAGTCAATGCACCTAATTTTAAATTTACATTTTCTTCATTTACAAATCTAAAATCAAAAGATACTGCTAATGGATCTGCGCCTATTTCATTATTACCTGATTTGAGATCTACAAAAGAAAAACCATTAGAATTAATTTGATCTACATTCATATTTATGCTATTAGTATTTTGTATATTTTCTAAAACTGCATAATAATTACTATCATCTTGATAGCTTAAACCCATAGATCCACCTTCTATATTTGGAGAATATATTTCTTTTAAGTTATGATTTAATATTCCATAATAATCAAAAGCATAGTCTGTTGTTTTAAAATTAGTATTGGTGCGTATATTTAGCTCTTTAAACTCTGCATCATTGTACACTTGCAGATATTCTTCCTTTATTATATTTGTTTTGGTAGGATTTAAATAAAACAAATTTCTAATTTGATCTAAATTAAAATTACTTCCAGTTACTACATTTATATCTTCATCCGATAATATACCTGTTGTTATAGCATATTGAAAATAATCTACATAAAATCTTGGCGTACCTACGTTTTGATATTTAGCCATTAATAACCTCCACTACTTCTAGTTGTCTGTCGCGACACATTTCTTGCTACACTTTCTCTTTTAACTACTTTTGTACCTTTTTCTAATTTAGGTATATTATTTTTCTGTATGTAAACCTTTGCTCCATATCTATATCCACCTGAATAATTTTCCCACTCCGATCCTGCATCGTAAGTGCTATTAGTTTTAGACCAAAAACCTAAATAATTATTTGATGGAAAAACATTTACCTTTTCACCTTGATTTGTGGAAGCTATACATTGTGTTATTCTAAAAGAACCATTATAAGTAAATAGAATTTCAGGTAAAACTGATAATTCTAAGCTGTATATTAATATCTTACCATCTGCTAATATTACGTTAAAGTTATCAGGAAGTTTACTTACTACATTTATTTTACCCATAAAGTGTATTTGAAGTCCAACAACTTCTGTATTTTCCTCTAAAACTACCTCGCCATTTCCATATAACAAATTCATATTTATCCTAATATTATATTTACTAAAGCAACTATATCCAATACATCTAAGTTTCCATCTTGATTTATATCTGCTTGAAAAAACTCTTCATCAGTAGGCTGCTTTACTTCCAAAACAAAACTAACTACATTTACTATATCTACAACATCTACATTGCCATCGCCATTTACATCACCTGTTGGAACTACAACATTAGACTCTTCTTGTTGCACTTCTGGCTCTATGACTATTCCTAAATTATTAATATCAAGGTTGTGTAGTTGTATTAGTTTTATATCTACCTTTTCTAAATTCTTGTTGGTTTCATATACCATAAAATATGGATATATTTCTTGTCCATTTCTGGTAATTGATGTCTGTGTGTAGGTTTCTCCAAATATCTTTGTGCCTTGTATTTCCTTGTCTAAAGCAACGACATCACCAACTTCTAAGTTTATATATTTAATTGGTAACGTAAGACTAATTAAATTCTTTTGATTCATATTCCAAGTAAGCAACCAATTACGCAACTGTTCTGCTGTATATCTATCTCTAATATAATCGCTTTCAAAGTTTAAAGTAGAGTCTGAGTCGTCAGTCGCTAAACCATAATACTGATATATACTAGTATTAACATAGTCTGTCGCTAGAATATCATCCGTAGAAAATAAATGGTTACCTTTAGCATAGTCAATGTTAAACAACACTTTTACCTTAGTTTTTACATCTTCTAATTTTGTCCTGTCATATCTGTAGTTAATAATATCTGATTCTTCTATTACTAAGTCTATATCATCGTCTGAGTAAGTATCTTTGACTACATTCCAACCAAAAGTTCCGTCAGCTCTAAATCTAGGAAATGACTTAGTTGATCTTGAAAAATCTTCTATTAATTTTTTGGAACTTATTAGTTTGCTCTGCGTAAAAGCAAAATTCCATCCACTATGTATCTGTTCTATATCGTTAAACTCATCTTCATTAAATTCTCCATCATACTTACACTCTTCTTGTAAAATATGCTGTACTATTTCTCCTGCTTTTTCAATAGGTATTATATCAAATGTAGCAAATTCATAATAATCACTATATTCAGATTGTAAAGTATATTCTTGTCCATCTGATAATACAACTTTAACATCACCATTTGGTATTGTAGGTTCACTTCCTTCCTCCTGCTCATTAGAATAGCTTGTAACAATTCCATCACATCTAAATTGTAATGATATTTCATTACTATTTATTGTTCTAACTATTTGCCAGTCAGTAATATCTATTGTTACTCCTCCAAACGGATTGTTAGGATCAGTTGAAACTTGCTCTTCTACTATTATTTGCGTAGGATAGACTTGTAAATTATCTCTTAATATGTTATATATTGTATTTGCATCTATAACTACAAAAGGATTATTATCAAACAAATACTTTAAGAGTTGTCCTGTCGCTTTTTCTTCTATTTCATTTGTAGACTGTCCAATATCAGGAACTAATTGTAAATTATATATACCTAAATTACCTGTAGGTCTACCCCATACGTTTGCATAAAAATTTTTTTGCAGCAAGTTGTCTAAAGTTCCCATCGCCCACATAGATGATTCAAATATTCTTATTTTGGCAGGAATATCTATATTTGGATAGTGGAGAGTTACATTTTCATTATCATCTTCCTCACGATAAAGTCCTTCTCTTGCAATTTTTGGTAATCCAAGACAATAATAATTAGATTCATTAGGCACTAAAATTGGATGTATTCTTCCTAATGGACTATTACCATCATAACTATTGTATTCAGATTGACTTGTTGCAAAAATATGCAATCTACCATCCTCTTGACTATTTTCATCTACAGGTGGTTTAATAATTTTTGCAGGTATAGGCAAATTGGGATTATCATCATTAGGAAGAAATACGTTTTCAACATTCATTCTAGTATGATCATGATGTATTAATAGACTTTTAGGTTCAACATCTGCAAAAGGTTTTGCTTCTAGCTGTCCACCAAAATTATTTTCTTGAGTAAATACACTTACTAATGGCATTTTAATAGGTAAACCATCACTTGGAACATTATGTAGAGTGTTGTCTAAAATTTGTATTTTTGCTATATACCTTGACCATGTTGAAGCATCATTTATATCTACAGTAACACCAGATGGTAACGAATCAAAATGAAATTTTAAATAGGCAAAACTATAATGTAAATATTTAAAGAAATTTTGTTCTTCTTCTAGCATTTTATAGTCGCCTTCTATTTCAACACAACTATTTGAATTTCCATCATTTATTCTGTTAAAATTTAAATTAGAATCTTCTATAAAATCTTCGCCTTGTACTATTCCACTTTTAAAGGTAAAATTGCTATCCAATCCTTTAGTTTGAACAACTCTTTCTATTTTATTTTCTTTTCTTTCTACTAAAACTCTACCTTTATTTGCAGCAGTATCATTTCGTGCTAATTCTTCTATAGTATCACCTTCTTCATTGAATAAATTTAAAAAACAAAATCCATTATTAGTTACTAGAGTTGAATAGTTTAAATCTCCTTCACCTAAACCAGATTCAAAGTCTATTTGAGTATTAGGATAAATACCAACATAGTCATCATCTACTTCGGCATATAATGAAGTAACGCCAATTTTATTATTTCCAACTTGTAAATTTTCAGGTATTAATTTTGCCAATTCTTTTCTGTCAGCAAAAACTTCTCTTACAAAATCATATTCGTCTAAATCACCATCATTATCTATATCATATTCTCCTGTCGTACCAAATGAAGTTATACAAGGTGATCTATCAACTTTGCCTATTACCATAGGAAAAGGTTTATTTTTAAATTTAGACTTAAAATCTGTTTCGTTTGTTATACTCTCTGGTATATCTTTATGTACTTTTTGTTCTGAAGCATCTTCTACACTTAAAGTAAGAGTTGTGTCAGTTTGAGATATTCTTCTGACTGTACCTTTATAAACTAACATTGCTCTTGAGCGGTCAGTAATGTTTTGTGTTTTAAAATATATTTCTACATCACCATTTATTATATCTGTATAACTATCACTTAAACGTCTACCAAGATATTTAGCATTGGAAAGTGTAATGGTAACAGATGATGTTTTATATTTACGAGTTTCAACATCTACTGACTCTTTTATAGAAGATACGTTTAAAAGTAATGGATCATAACTTAAAGAAGCAACATATGAAGTAGTGTCGTCAGAAAATGATAAATCTACGTTTATAGGTTGTGTTGAAAAATGATTAGCAATTATGCCTGAATTAGATACTATTGTAACTAAAGGTACTACATTGTAAGTATTGCCACCTGTAGCTAAATTAAATTTTTCGTTATTTATCATGACATTCCAAAGTTAGAGCCTTTGCGTACTGCTTCTTTTATTCTCTCTGCAAGTTCTCCTTCTACAAAATCCTGCGACATCACGTTACCTGATATATTAACAGTAACACCTGCCGAGCCAGTTTGATTAATCCTATTCATAGTTTCTATACCTACAGACTCTACTGCACTTCTACTCATTACAAACTCGCCATTTTGAGCAAGAATAGGTACGTTGTCCTCACCTTCAACAACACCACCTGTAGCAAACTTTTGTACTTTTCTATCTTTTATTAAGCCACCTGTATGAGCAGTATTTAAACCTAATGCAAATGTAAAAGGATTTATACCTTTTAAACCTGCTGCAGCTGCAGTACCAGGAAAAATAGCAGTAAGCAAAGCAAACACACCTGCTTTAGCTAATATTTGTGCTGCAATTCTTTTTAACGCTTTTTCTATTTGTCTACCCATATGATCACCATTTAAAGCTGCGTTTGCCAATGCAGTAGACATAGAGTCTATTGAACTTGCTAATAACTTTGTTTGAATAGTTTCTTCTATTATACGCTCACTTCTTTTTTTATCTAATTCTTTTTGTTTTATATCAATTTCTAATTGTAATTTTTTAGCTTCATTAGTATCTCCAAGAGCATCTGCTTGTTTTTGCATAATATCAATTTCAGCTTGTAAAAAACCTAATTCATCACCAAAATTATCTTTTCTTGCTTGTAATAGTTCTATTTCTTCTAATAGTTTTTTATTTGCATCTTTTTTTGCATCGTTCTTTTTCTTTGTTGCTTCTGCTTCTTTTTCTGTATCTTCTGCTATTTTTTGAGCTAATTCATTTCTCCTTGTTTCATTTTCTATAAGTTTGAACAAAATATCTGAATATTCTTGAGTATCCTCGCCTAAGGCTTTTTGTATAAATAACTGTTGATTTAATAATAATTCGTGTTCTTTTTCTAATAAAATTCTATTCTTTTCATTGTCAGATAGTTTTTTGTTTGAAAGTTCAAGTTTTTCTAAAGCCATACCCATTTTAACTGCATTTTCTGAAGCTTTAACAAATACATCTTTATTAAACTCTCCAGTTAATTCTTTAGAAGTGCCTATCAACTTATTCATTGTATCATCCATGTTTTTTAAAACACCTGAATGTTTCAATGCTGCCGCTGTAGCTCCTGCTATGGCTATTGCTGCTATTCCAAAAGGATTTTTCAACATCGCTATAGTAAAGCCTCTCATAGCAACTGTCGCTTTAACTAATCCACCTCTATATAAATTAACAGCAGTAGTTCCTATCGTAGTACCTGCATTAAAAGCTAATATAGAGCCTGTTCCTGTAGCTATAGAAGCTACGAAAACTCTTACATCTTCTGGATCAATAGCCTCTGTAAATGCTACTATTAAATCTGCTGCAGGTTCTATAGCAGGTATAAATGCTCTACCAATAGTATCTGTAAAGTTTGCTAAACTTGCATCAATTCTTTGTAATTGTTGTTCATTCGTTAGAATTTCATCGCCTGTGTCGCCAAACTTTTGTCCTAAAGCAGCTAACTTTGTATCTGCGGCATCTAAAGTAGCATTTAAAAATGCTTGTTTTTTTTGAGTATCTGATAAAGCAGCTACTGTAGTATTATTAGCATCTGCAAAGTCCTTATATGCTTCGTCTGTTTTTACGATAATACCAATATTATCTAACATCAGCCTAGATTGACGACCAATACCAGTAACTAGAGATTCAACAGATTGTCTTGTATCTTTACCTAAAGCTGCACCTAGTTTTTGTGCCTTGTCAAACATAACTGCCATCTCATCAGAGTTTTTAGTTATACCTAGTACCATAGCATTATTTGCTTGTTGGAACAAGTCAAACTCAGACATAGTATTATTTGTTGCACCTTTAAGTTTGTCTAAAGCTATTTCTGCATTTTGCGTACCACCAACTAAACTAGAAAAAGCATCTGACATAGTATCAACTCTTGCGGCATCTCTTGTAAACCTAATTAACTGTCTACCACCTAAAGACATAGCAAAGCTAAACAATAACATTTTATTTCTTAAAGTAGCAAATGATCTTGATAGTCCTGTAGCATTTTTTTGTTGCCTCAACATAGTTGTGTTATGTTGATCACTTACACCTTTAAGCCTAGATGTTTCTCCTTTTAAAGCTGCAGTTGCTTTTTCTAAGTCAATAACAGCTTTTTTAAGCGCGGCATCACCTGTGGCTCTAAATTTGACTACTATGCTTTGTTCTGACATCTTCTATCTTATCCTTGTTCAATTTTGCTAATGTACTCTTAATTATAAATGCTTTTTCTATCCATTTAAAAGGTTGTTCACCATAGCTACCTGGATATGGCTGAATATTAAAATCTTGACAATAGATGTATCTTTGTATATCTTTTTGATTCTCTGAAGAATGAAATAAGTTTTTGCAAGTAAAAAAGGATAGCTGAGCATTAACAGACTTACCAACATCAAAGCTCTTACCCTCACTATTAAACTTTTTCACCTCCTCTACTAATAAATCTACTACTGTCCATACATCATCCATACACTCAAACTGTCGTGGCTTTGCACCACTTATAGGTGGCGTAGCTATGTAAGGAAAATTATGGTACTGACAACCCTCGCACCAACTTTCATTAAGAATGTTGAGAGTTAGCTTGAGGGATTCTCTTCCCCCAACAACATATTCCCTTGTATAGCTTTGAATATTTCAACTCTATCTTCAAATGACATATTCATCAATGCTTTATCAGATGTATCGCCATCTATACCTCTTCTTAGATATTTGGTGAGAGTTGAGTGCATCATTTTCACTTCTTTGATCTCACCATTATCTATGACGTATTGTGTATTATCTAGTAAGTAATCTCTATCATCTAAAGTTAATTGTTTTAACTTTATCTTATTACCATTTTTAAGTTTAATTTCTTTCATTATTTTCCTTTATTATGCTAAGTCAAAAGTTATTACATTACCTGAACCAATATTAACAGCTTTTAACTCTGTATCTATCATCATAATATCACCTTCACTCAATGCAGTATTTGTTAAAACTGCACTAGGTATATCAATAGAACAGTCTGTTGCAGTTGATTGTGTCATTGTAAATGAGTCGGCTGCATCATGACCACCTGCTACTTGTCCGTCAAAAGAATTTATAAAGCCTCTTGTTGCAGAATCATACTTTGATTGAGCAGTTGCAGTAACTGAAATTTCAGCACCTCTTGTAAATGCTTCGTATCCATTAGCAGAAGTACCTGCATATACAGCAGGACTATCTATGGTTACGCCAAAATTAGACAAGATCACATCTGCACTATAAACCTTTTTTGTTGTTAATGTTGATATAGAAATAGGATTTGCGGTATAAGCTGTTCCTGCTTCTGTAGTTGTGTCATTAAGAGTAGGTATTCTACCTGATTGTATAGTAGCACTAAATTTATAAACACCTCCATCAGCAGTAGAGTCTGCACTTATTTGAAAATTAGTACACATAGCTCCAGGAACTATTAAATTAAATCCATCTGTAGTATCAGGTGAAGCTAAAACCAATGTAAAAGTAGCGTCATTCTGAGCTACTCCATATTTTCCTGTAACACCAGTAGCGTTATAAGCTAATGATACATCTGCTACAGAACCCATACTTGCACCACATACATTCTGTAGTAACATAGTATGACCTATATCTTTGTGAAATATACCTGATAAAGATACTTCTGTTACTCTATTTTTATTATCTTGGAAGAAATCCTCACTACTCAATACTCTTCCTGTACTTGTTCTTACATCTAATAATTGATTCACATTAAGAGATGGCATTGATACCGAATCTACATCTAACTGATACAAACCTGATGTTATAGTAGGAATTGTTCCAGGAGTCGCTTCTTCTATGATCCAAGCCTTAAAATCTCTAGGTGAAAATGCTGCGTTAGCCATTACTTCTCTCCTTTATCTTTAGAGTTAGTTTTTACTATCTCTACTTGTTCTTTTATTAATTTTGGAATCTCATCTAATTCCACCTCTTTGCCCTGATTTAAGGCTGTCCAATTATCCATATTTAAACCACAATAGTTATTCATGGATGATATTTTTTCATTTGCTTTTAATTTTACTTTCATAATACTCCTAAGTTACATTTCCTAAATGCTGACCTTTCCATTCCCATTCAACAACATATGCCTCTTCTTCCTCGTCTGCGTTTAAAGTTGTAGTATTAAATCTACAATTAAATGATGTTGAACTATCTGCAAGTGTCATAGTTATATTATCATGTATTAATGCTTCAATTCTTGATGTCATTCTCATTACATGATCTAAAGCTGTTTCTCTCATATTCTTCTCAAAAAAGTAATATAAAACTTGTATAGTAAATTCTCTAGTTTCACTTGTAGAATTGTAATTTAACAAATCACTACTTACAGGAACTAATCTTAAATATTGGTTACCTGTAGTTTTTTGCATACCTCTATATACAGGCATACTGCCGCCAAACTCAGCTCTCAAAATAGACTGAAGTTTATCTACTATATTCTTCCAATTATTTGTAAATGTTACTGGCATTATAATCTAGTCATCCTTACTGATCTCATACTAGATGCGTTATCTACTTCCTCATAATAACCAGATACTTCTATTTCCCATTTATCATTTAAAGTAGCTTCATCAGCAGTATCGCCACCAAAACGTATTTCTAATCCTGCACAAGGTTGATATTGTCCATTTATTAGTTCTTCTACTATATCTGCTGATTCTCCATTATTCATTCTTTCAGCACCTAGATTATCACTATCTCTTCTCCATACCGAATAACGAGCTACACCAATCTTTCCTGCGGTAACTATCTTCACACCTATTCTATCATATTGACCAAAGTATCTGCCTCTAGTATCTACTATTCTTAAATTTCCATTTAGTGTTTGTTCTCTTACTATTCCTTTAGAACTGTCAGCAGTTTTCATCCATGATAAAATATTATCACCACCATTTAACTTGTCAATCTCTGCCTGTGCTTCTTCCATTAAATTAGATGCAATTTCAGATGTCGGATCATGAGAACGTATAAGAAAAACAGCAGCAAGTAATGCAGTTGTTCTTACAATTATATAGTCATAGTTACCATCTTTATCTTTAAACTGTTCTCTAGGTAAAGTTTTGTCTAATTTACTTTCTAAATATCTTGATGCGTTTTCTCTATATCTTTGTTTCAAAGTCGCCCAATCTTCACCTGCTTCTATAAGCATATCATTAGGATTCTTTGTAGCATGAAAAACTTGCACAGAATCAGTAGAAGAAGAGTAATTAAACTCATATGTAGCATTAGGGGAATCTGTAACAGATGTTCCTTTAATACCATCAAAAAATAATTGTGTAATTAAACCAGTATTATTAGCCTGATATTGATTTGGCGTATCTGTATTCTCAAACCCATATATAGGTGTCTTATTGTCGAAGTCATCAATATGTGGGTATACGTCTTTCAATTCTCTATCTGTACAATATGCTATTGCCATTATTTACCTCGCATCTTTCTTCTTGTAGACCTAGAGTATTTAGCTCTTTGTTTACCTTTTCTACTAGCTGCTCGTTTCTTTCTATTTTCATAAGCCTTTTGTGAAGCTGTCATTGACTTCCTAACAGACGCAGGTAAGTATCTACCTCTTTTACTTCTAGGCTTTTTCTTGTCGCCCTTACTTACATAATCCCATTTTTGAGAAGTCCATTTCTTTAATGACCTTTGTGATTTTCTAAGTGCCATTACTTCTTATAACCTCCACCTGCTGCTTTATAAGCACGAGCTAACATCTGTGCTTTTCTTGCACTCCATTGACCTGCTCTACCACCTTTAGAACCTGCCTTAATTCTATAGAATAATCTTTTTCTCATAGCAGGTTTAGTATAATTACCTGCTTCATTAACTCTACTTTTTCTTCTTTTTTTTCTAGCCATAACTTACCATTTCTTACAAGACCAATATCTTGGTGTTGTTTTATCCGTTGCAGTTGCGCATCTATGTCTTGCCCTAAAAGATTTTCTTCTAGCAGGACTAGACTTTTTTATTCTCATATTAGGATCACCAAACATAACCTTCTTGACTTTATTGCCTGACTTCACAAATACTTTAAATTTCTTGCGACCATATCCTGCTTGTCCTTTAGTAATTCTACTAGGCTTATTAAGACGTACAGTTCTTCCTTGATACTTAGCCATTACTTGCCAGTCTTCCTCATAGCTATGTTATGTGATTGTTTAAAGGTCTTTCCTTTTCTCATCTCAACAGCCATTTTTCTCAAATGAGCTTTTGTATGATGAATCTTATGTTTAGACATTAAACTTTTTTGACTCTTTGAAAGACCTTTCAAACTTATACCTTTAAGATTTTTAGCCATTTCACTTACGCTTTTTCATCCCTTTTTTCTTTTTCTTACCTTTATTCATTTTCTTTCCATAATGTCCTGGCATATCTATTCTCCTTATTTATTAAATGCTATTATCTGTATTTTCGCTTTTCTTTTGTTACTTGTACTTCTTGCTCTTATACTTGTAAGAGTGTTTAAATTTGTATTTCCTCCACAAGCTAAACCTGATGTTCCTATCGCAGAGAATACAAAGTCTGCTCTACTTGGACATCCTGTTAAATTTATTGCACCTGTATCATAGTCTATCGTTCCACTACCTTGTGCAGAAGAACCTGCAATTAAATTGCCAAAACCATCATCCATTAAATATGCTTCAGAATTTGGTGCTGATATTCCATCTTTTACAATATTATCATCAGGAAGTTTTGCTGCTACTGCTCCTTCTGGTGCGG